TACGCTCCAGCACTAACAAGCCTCCTGAAACCAATGCGGCTTACTGGAAACGAGTAGATATTTGTGGCAAGACACTACAATCTTGCAAAGCTAGATTTGACCCAACTAATACAGAACTTCCCGGACTACCTTTTGGGGCTTTCCCCGCAACTAGAAAGTTTAAATGATTGAATTTTTAGAAGATATAAAGAGTCATTTTGAAAGCGAATATCCAAGAGAAGCCTGCGGGGTATTAGGGATTGTTCGAGGTAAGATGAAGTGGTTCCCTTGTAGAAATATTGCATTATCGAAAAACGACTTCGTAATGCACCCAAAGGATTACTTACAAGTTAATCTAACTTCAGATGTTCTTGCAATAGTACATAGTCATCCAGACTCATCTAATGAGCCTAGCGAGAATGATATTAACTATTGTAATGCTCTAGGTATCCCCTATTACATATTTAGCTATCCAGATATGGATTTAAATATTCTTCAACCTAAAGTTAGTACAAAACCTCTGATTGGTAGAGAATATAAGTTTGGGGTTTTTGACTGTTTTGAAGCTGCTAGAGATTGCCTAAGAGTTAATTTTGATATACATATTCCTAACAGGGAGCCCTTTGAGGATGATTGGTGGAAGAAAGGATTAGACTACTTTTGTATAGAAAAATTGAATAGTTGGGGGTTTAAGGAAGTAACAGAGCCTACGCCTGGCGACTTATTAGTATTTGCTGTAGATTCTTCAGTAGGAAATCATTGCGGAATCTACTTAGGAAATGATTGTTTTTTCCACCACGCAGTAAACAGATTGTCTTGTAGAGAGTCATTAATGACACGGGTGTGGGTCAATAGCCTACTTGGAATTTATCGTTATGAAGCGTGAAATATTACTTGATGGAGAAATGGGTATTCGTTTTGGCTCTTTCTGGGAGATTGAAGCGGAGTATCCTGCGGATATTTTTAAGTGTATTGCTTGTAACTACCCCCAATTTAGAGATTACTTAGTAGAGTGTCATGAAAATAATATAGGGTTCACTTTTTCTGTCGCAGATCAAGAATTTACTAGCGAACAACAACTATTAATGAACCTATCCGAAGGGGCGATTATTATAACCCCAGTTCCTGCAGGTTCCAAATCCGGCGGGGCAAAAATATTGGCAGCTATAGCCATCGTAGCTCTTACTGTTGCGGCTGTGACTTTCGCAGGGCCTGGCGGTATCAAGGCAGGATTTGCAGCCTTAGAGGGAATCTCTCTGATAGCTACTCAAGCTGCTTTTGGAATTGCAGTTAATTTGGCTCTTACAGGTATACAGCAGCTAATGGCTCCAGACCCTGAAACTGACGATGATCAAGATCCTTCATACTTATTTAATGGTACCGAACAAAACATTATAGAAGGAGACCCTATACCTGTTTGTTATGGGCAACTAAGAATTCCAGGACAACCTATATCCGCATCTGTTACAAATAGAACTAGGAATGGAGGTTTTTCTACTGTTTTAGGGGGAGGTAGTATAACAGGTTCTAGTCGTGGGGATTATATATCATTTAGATTCGGGGCAGAAAGCCCAGGTACATTGCCCCAGCAACAATAAGAGAAAATAAATGTCAGATAACTCAGAAATCTTATTAACACAAATAACTTCTAATAATACCCAAACTGTATCTATTACAGACCTACTCTGTGAAGGCCCAATCGAAGGTCTCGTAAACGGAGAAGGTTCTATTTATTTAGATAACGCTCCTTTAATGGAAGGGGAGTCTCTGGGTGTAGATGGTGGTCAATCAACTGTAACTTTTGTGGCCGGAGTAGGTACGTTTTCTGAAGATGTGTTATCAAACAATTTTGACCTAGGCACTATCACAGGACAAAGGACTATTTTAGTAAAGTCCGCTGTTTTAGACACAGTAGTATTGACTTGGAATAGTCAAGGCTACTTTGATGTAACAGAACTAGGTGGAGGATCAATAGTTGGGCTACAAGACACTAGAAACGACTCTACAATATACGCAGAGTTTTCAGCTCCTGGGTATACTTGGGTAGGGGAATTAGAACAAGTATCAGCGACAGCAGGAAAACTGTGGTTATCCACTCCTATTACTTGGGCTCCTGAATTTCCTACAGGCAATATCTTTTCCTATAGAATAATTAATAAGTTAGATATAGAATCTGTTGTCCTTACCCCTGGGGCTCAAACTGTAACTGTAACTGACAATACTTTTGCATCTACAAACTCTGTCTTTACAATAAATTCCCTAAATCTGCCCAGTATTAATGAAACATCAGAGGGTGCGGTTAGACGATTAGAAAGCTCTCAATCTCAGTTTAGAACTGGGGAGTTTATTCAAGAACCTATATCTGTTACAGGGGATGGAACTCCTTCTACTAGCGTAGATATTACTGGTGGTATTTCTGGCCCTACTGAGCTATTGCAGGTAGACCCATCGATTTTAGCTACTTATGGTTTGGCCACTTCGGATTTCCCAAGTGTTATAGACTTTACAACAGATAAATACGAAGCAGGAGAAGTACAAGCTAACAGTGCTACTATTATTAGTACCGTGGGTCAGGGTGGTGCAGCAAAACCAGCCGCAGATGAGTTAAGATTTACTATAAGTTATAGCACCCTTGCTAATTATAGTGAGCGAAGTGGGCAAATAAGAAATGTTGGTATCTTTTATGCTATAATGGTAAGAAAGAAGGCTCCGGGGTCTTTATCCTTTTCAGACTGGCAAAATGCTAAACCTTCTCAAAAGTATATAGCACACACAGGTAAAACCCCAAGCCCTACTGCCTTCGAGCAGATAATAGATCTAAAACCTCTACAGCCTTTTGATGATGTAGAGGTAGCCATACTTCGACTCACTAGGGCTGGAGGTAGTGTGGGGGTATCCTTTAACGGTAGCAACCACGGAAGTGCAAAAGGTACTGTTAACGCAGGTATATCTAATGCTTTCTTATATTTCTATGAACGACTGGAATATCCTTATACATCTGTAGCTCAAGTAGAGTTTTCTTCAAAAGACCTTTCACAAATTCCAAAAAGAACTTACGAAATTAGGGGCCTTAAAATTTTGGTGCCTGATAATTATACTACCCGAGAAGAGACAGGAGGCCCCTCTCCAACTTATAGTGGAAATTGGACAGGAACATTTAGAAATAGTAAAGTTTATTGTGATAATCCTGCTTGGATTATGTACGATATTGTTACTAATAATCGCTATGGAGCAGGAGAGTATTTAGGCGACAGCTTACTAGACAAATTCTCTCTATATAGAATAGCTAAATATTGTGATGAATTAGTAGAATCTGGTCAACAATTCGACGCTACAAATATTCAATCAGGCCTAGCATATAAAATTACTTCGGTAGGTACTACTGATTTTACTCTAATTGGTGCTTCTGCCAATACAGTAGGGGAGGTATTTACTGCTACAGGTACAGGCACAGGTACTGGTGAAGTAACCCTAATGGAGCCTAGATTCAGGGCTAATATCTATCTGTCAAAATCTACAGATGTTTTCAAAGTATTGAAGGATCTGGCTACCACGTTTACGGGACTTTTATATTTTCTAGATGGACAACTAACTCCTGTGTTAGACGGCCCATCTGACTCTGTAATGAACTTCTCAAAATCGAATGTACTAGATGGTCTTTTCGAGTACCAAACAACAGGCTCAAAAACAAAAGTAAATCAAATTATTGTATCTTGGAACAATCCAAATAATAATTATGAGCTTACCCCTGTTATCGTGGAAGATCGCGAGGATATAGCTCGATCAGGAAGATTAGTAAAACAAAGCGCTGTGGCCTTTGGGGCTACTTCAGAAGCTCAGGCTATTCGTTATGGTAGATGGAAGCTATTCACTGCTCAATTTCAAAGAGAGCTGGTAACTTTTAGAACCTCTCTGACAGCAGGATTCCTACAGCCTGGAGATGTAATTAATGTATTTGACTCTGGTAGGGTGGGAAGGTCTTTCGCAGGACGAGTCAAAAGTGCTGTAGATGTAGGAGGCACTCAAACTACAATTACGTTTGATAGGGCTGTGAACTTTATTGGAGCTTCCAATTATACTCTTAACCTGTTGATTACTAAGCCTGCTGCATTTTTACAAGAAGAAAGCTACGATGTTTACTCTAGAGGAGATTTAATACCTACAATTACTACTGAACAGGAAGCTAATGACTATCCTGCGTCAGTGGTATGGAAAGAGCACTCGTATGTCCAATCTATTGATCTAGGGTCTATTGGTACTAACCAAACTTCTGTAACAATTAATGACAGTCTTATAGAATTTGACGGAACAAAAACAGAATATTTAAACTTTTTAGCATCTTCCGTATATGTTATTAAAGAAGAGGATGTAGATGGATTAGATACTTCTGATTCTGCTAAAAAATTCAGAATACTTAGTATTGCAGAGGAAGATACGAATATATACGGTATCACAGCAGTAGAGTATAAAGAGGAAAAGTGGGACGCGATTGAAAAGGACTACTCTCTTGCTTTTGCACCTACTTCTGATTTTACTCCAGAAACTGTGGATGTACCTTCTGTATCTAATCTATTTGTATTCCCCCGCTCTAACTTCAACAAACCGGGAGAGGAATTAGAACTTCAATGGATTGCTCCTGTTGACGACCAGGATAATCCCTACGGGCTTGTAGATCAATACGAGATAGCTCACAATGTTGACGGGGAGCCTAGCCCTATTTTAGTAGACGCTAGTACCACTTCTTACAAGTTTTCACAGGTGCCTGATGATAACTATACTTTCAGGGTTCGTGTAAAGACTACAAAAGGTAATTTATCGAGGTGGGAATCTGAAAATATTACTGTAGATGATCCTTTTAATCAAAACTGCCCTAGAGGGCCGATGGGGCTACCTTTAGGAATAACTTCTAATTCGAGATTCGTGCTCACGCAGGATACTTTACAAAATCCTACCGAAGCCAAAATTGTTGCAGAAAATACAGCATGGGGTATCGCATCCTTCGGAAATCCTTTTGAAGTGGTAGTAAACCAGACCCCTGGAGAAATAAATAACAGTGAACAGAGAGTAAGCAGACTAGAGGAACTTAATATTCCTTTAGGTGATTCTAATACTTATGTTATTTTCGATGCTGATGCTACTTCAGACCACTTAAAGTTCATTAGATATAGAGTAGATAATACTTTTGCTAATGGCAATGTTCAATACTGGTATAATTTAGACGAAGTTACTGCTGGAGGAGATGAATCAGGCATTTGGACAAGTGTGCCTAATGCAACTATATCTCAGGGTAATAATATAGTTAGTATTGCTTCTGGTGTTCAAAGAAATGATGTATTAAGAATAGATGAAGGAGGCGCAGTATACCACGGATTTAGAGTTTTAGATGTAGAAGGAACCCAAGTAGTTTTAGATAGAGCACCTGATATATCGGGTAGTTTATCTACAGAAAGATTAAACTTACGGCTAGATCTAGAAAATGATGCGGCGGTAGCAAGAGTATATAGAGAATCTGCAACTACTTACGCATTTAAGGACTATGTAATTGTTGATCCTAATATTGAAGGGTTGCGTGGAGTAGAGCTAACTTTTTCACCTAACCCAATAACCTATGATACTACCGATGGAATCAATTATACATTAGTCACAAACATTAGTGGAGGAATAGACTTTGTAGCAGAAGCCAGGGGCTATTCTGACCCTCGTTTTGCTTTTTCCGGAACAGGATTCCTAAATGAATTTGGATATACTCTCCAACCTTCAGACGGAGACTTTTCTATAGGCCCAGATATAGTTGGTGGTAATAAAGCTACATTTACTGTGGGCTCTCCGACTGACCCAGACTATAATGCAGGCCAACCCGATGGAAGCTTTGTAGTTTCTGTTCGAGAAGCTCAAACAGTTGCTGATGATATTTCGGAAACTCTAGACGATAACGATCTAGTAAAACTTGCTAATGGTCAAATTGGCTCAGACGGGCTATCTGGTAAAACTGCCATATTGGAATCGGAAGATTATTCCGTTATTTATGATGAAAAAGGTGCCAATCCTCAGTATTCCGATGGAGGTACAATAGGTCAGTTAGACTTAACAGCAACCCCTAATAACTTTACAACTCCCGAATATAAGTTTACGGTTCTAAGCACATCAGGCACTATAGGAGACTTTATACTTACTCCTTCCGGAACTTTAGTAGACAATGGTTTTTATACAGGAGCTACTGCAACTGTAACAGTTCCAACTAATCATAGTAGTTGGAATGCGGATAAAAAACAGGGTGTTGTTACTATTAAGGTAGAAATTAGGGACGACGGAGGTGCTGTAGAGGCCTCTGATACCACGATTATTAATGGTATACATACTCTTACAGATGGGTACTGGTTCTCTATAAGTAATAGTGCACATACTGTACCTGCGGATAACGCAGGGGTTCCTACTTCCAATGCTAATTCTGGAACTACGATTGAAGTGGGTAGGGGCGGGGTAGTATTAGACTTTATAACAGGTGCTTTTACTGGCGATGGTATTGGTCAGTGGAGAATAACAGATACAGATTCTACTACCGGAATCACGCCAGGATCTATTACAGATATTGGCGATTTAGCTTCTGTAGCTGACCACACTTTTGGAGGTACTTGGACAGTAGATAGCGGATTTATAAGCTATACTATTGATGTAGAAGATGGACAAGCGGCCTTAGAAGCTAAACAGACTTTTGGAAAATCAAAGACAGGCAACGACGGCGCTCAAGGAGATGCGGGAGCCCCTGGGGATGATGCAAAATCTAATGGAACAGGGTATGTTTATTACCAGCTTTCTTCTGCCAGTGCTCCAGCAGCCCCTACAGCGACTAGCTATAATATTGAGACCTCTACATTCACAGGGCTTACGGCTAATTGGAGTATTAGTCCTCCTACATTCCAGGCAGGAAATACTAATAAATATTGGTATGCCACTTATGCTGCAATATCCGATGCAAACGGAGGATTTGTAGCCTCTGGAGCTAATCTAAATTTTGGTAGTGTTGTACAAGGTATTGGGTTTACTGGACTGGTAACATTCACCTCAAATACAGCTAGTTTAGTAGAAGTGGATGATGGCTTAGGAAATACTTTGAGCTTTGGTTCTAGTGGTACCACCCAAATTGATGGGGGCAGAATCACTACAGGAACCGTTATTGCCGATAGAATAAGTATAACCGGTAAAAACATTAGTGATTTAACTAATGACTTAGGACTTATTGATGCTTCTGGTGCTCCGGTACAATCTGTGGCCGGGAAAACAGGAGTTGTTACAGTAACTAAAGGTGACGTTAATTTAGGGGTAGTAGAAAACTTTGATCCTTCAGGACAGCTTCAGCAATCTTTTGTAGACGCAACTCTTTTAACTGCTGGAAATATTTTCTTAGGATCTACTACAGGCAACAGGATAGAAATAAGTGCAGCAAGTAATACTATTGAAATATATGAAGGGACTACATTAAGGGTCAAGTTAGGTAATCTAGCATAAATAAACCTTCAAAAAATAAACCTTGACATAGAATGTTTGCTTTGTTATAATTTCATCATATATCTAGTAGTAATAATAATTTTACGTGAACACCCCGTTATACCCCACATTCTTAGTTTTTAAGAAGAGCACGATTTAGAGAGTATTTTATGGCTTATAATTATAAAGACTTAAGCACCCAAGTCCGTGGGGATGATTGGACTATACGTTGTACAGTGACTTCGGAAGGTAATGTTGTAGATGTTACAGGGTATACTTATACTTGGACATTAAAAGCAAATATAGACGATGCAGACCCAGGAAATTTACAAGTTATAGTGGTAGCGTCGGGGGTTGATGCTACTAATGGTATAGTTTATTTAAATGCTGATGCAATAAATACTAACACTTTAACCCCTGGAACTTATAATTATGATGTGCAACAAGTAGACACTAGTGGCACTGTACAAACTTTAATTATTGGTAAGGTTAAGGTCGTTCCAGACGTTACTCGGAGTACCTAAGTATGGCTGAGGCAATTACTGGAATAACTTCGTACATCAATACTGGGGCGGGGACTTGGTTAGATATAGCAGGTGGACAGGGTTCCTCTGAATCTACTATCGCATTTGTAAGTGGAACTTCCTCTAGAGCCAGAAAATTCTCTGGTACTAAGGGCATGCTGTATCAAATTAATGCTGCGGGGGAAGATTTAACAAATATAGCATTACAACTTAGGTTCCAGTTAGTCGGGGGTTTTGCAGCTACTACAGCCTCGGGGGGTGCAGTCCTTAGAGTACAAGATACTTCAGGTAACTTCAAAGATTTCAATGTAACAGGTAGTGATAGATATACTGGTGGTTGGCAAATTGTAAGTATTAAACCCACCCAAACTGCAAGCAGTGCATCCGGTACTTTAGACGTAACCTTAGTTGAGTATGTAGGTCTTGTAGTAAATGCTAACGGTGGTTCAGGGGGTGACCCTAACTTCTATATAGATCAGGTTCTTGGGTACAATACGGGTAATGGAATAAGCTACGCAAATAGTCTACAAGCGGAAACTCAACCTATTGAATATTTATATGAGCAAGACGGTATTAGTCTACAAGAACTTGTTCCGGAAAGATCGGGTGTTGGTTTCTCCCTAGCTAGTGTGCGTATTTCAGGGGTCGGTTTCCCAGTAACTTCTACGGATGAGGTTCTTGTACTGGAAGACCCAATATATTATCAGACAAGTGATTTTTCTGCAACCCAAGTCGATCATGATTTTACGGTATCGGCGACAACTGGAGCCGTAAATCTTACAAGATTAGCCGCTACAGCTTATACAAATCCCGGAGCAGTTACAGGTAGCAGCAACAAAACTCTTGATTTTTCTACATATGACTCAGGTACTTGCTCGACTTCTACGTTCACCGGATTTACAAATGGAGGAACTCTAGGAGCTTCCTCTATTCTAGATACCACTTTTATTGGTTGTGGAATTATTGCTCTGGGGACGGGGACATATGAACGTAATATTTTCCGTAGTAGTACAGGAACAGCAGCAATTTCTACGGATTCTTTAAGTAAAATTAATGAATTTATCTTTTCTGATGATTCTGGTCATGCAATTCAACTAGATACTTCTAATACAGGAGATACTGCAAGTTGGGACTCCTCTGCTACAGGGTATGATACAGGATCTTTTGGTAATGGAGTAGAAGTAACTGGAGGCTCAATTACCGGAAATGAGACAATTAATGTATTAGATACTTCTGGAACAATAGATATATCTGTAGTATCTGGAAGCGCTCCTTCTGTAGCTTCTGCGGGGGCTACAGTAAATATTACAGGATTCCAGCCCACACTAACTTTGACTAACTTAGTGGCAAATTCAGAAATAAGAATATACCCGAGTACGGGAGAACAAACTACTATTAGTTTTTCCGGAAATTCTATAAGTATAAGTGCAGGAGATTTTACTAAATTAGGGCTAACAAACGGGGACAAGATATTAGTCCGTTCACCCCTGAATACTGGAACTTACACAGTTAATAGCTTCACAACTACCAGTATAGACTGTTCTCCAACAACTTTCACTACAGAGAGTGCTGGAGAACTTATGTCTATAGTTAATGCAGATAATGAATTAACTGGTGTGGAAAATTCCGGTACCTCCTTTGACTACCAGTACAATTATGCAGTTGACTCTTTTGTAGATATTGTAGTTCATAATGTAGAATACGAGCATTTTAGACAGAGAAACTTTGAGTTAGGAGACCAAAATGCTACATTACCAGTGGCCCAGCAGTTTGATAGAAACTTCTTCGATGAGCCTGCTCCCTATCTATTAGTCGAGGGAACATGGAACAACCTATTGCCCGGTGGGGGTAGTCACACAAATACAGTGACCTTTAAAAATGATGGGACTTTAGAACAGACAGGTGCTGGTGGTACCCTTACAGGTCGTACTCCTGCTGTAACCGCAGGAGAGTGGACAAACTCAACAGGCGCGGCGGATACTAACTATGAATTTAGGTTCACTAACCTTTCACTTACTGGATCCCCAGTTTTTTCAGCTATAAAAGGTACTGGATTAGCTGAAGATACTTGGTATACCTTTGATAACACAGATATTGTATTTTCAGAGACTAATTTTGCAACCTCAGTTACAAATATTGCTACATTTACTTTTGAAGTACGAAAAGTATCTGACCAAACTGTAGTTCTTTCTGAAGCACAAACACTTCAAACAATTCCTAATGCTTAATTAGGATTCATTATAGCTTGTTATACAAGCAAGCTCGCTAAGCGCGAGTAGAGAAGCAAAAATGGCATTAATAACAGATTTGGACGATCTTAACCAAGGCGTCGAAGTCACTATCAATACTGCTACGCGTCAAATAACCTTGAACGAGGCAGGAAATCTTAGCGACGACGGTGTAACACTTCAAGCATTGTACTCTTTCTTTAAGGTACAGTGGAAAACGGATCCTCTATTGATTCCCTTCCCTTTCCCGATGGTAGCTATTACCCCGGAACAGTTTGAATTTATTAATGACTGGGAGCCTACAAATGATGCTTCTAGAAAACTTATTAGGACTGGAGGTTGGAGAGAACTTAGTAGAACCGGCACACGTAAGCGTGAATACCTGGGAGTTGTTACTCTGGGTAACATTGATGCAACAGATAAAAACACAGGAGACAAAGCGTATTATAACTTCTCTAGTTTGACTACTACTACTGAGTTTACCTATGCAGGGCCGGTAAACGAAGCAATTCAAACATTTGGAGATGTAGATAATGGTAACTTTGACTATACTTCCGATGTTATTAGTGTATTTATTCGTATTGAAGGAAAAACCTACGACAAGTCAACTACGACAGCTATTGGTTTATCTGGAACTCTGCCCTACAACACCCAGCGTTTCCCACTACAGGAAGCTACTGATCTAAACATTACTGATGATGATGCAACTATAGCCGCAGCTTTAGGTGCAGGACAAAAGTATGATATTACTGGGACTGGTTCTAATGGTCGTGTTCAATATTACGCTGTTGCGCAGGTTTCTGATACTGACATTTACACCCCCGCTACTGACCTTGATGGTGGCCCTTATAACTTTGGTATTGTTATTAGCGGCTCTGATAACACGGGTACCGGAAACACTCTATCAAAGAACGATCTATATACTCTTATTCAATATCTTCTGAGACAGACTACAGACATTGATTTTGAGGGTGTGGGATCAGCTAAGCCTGGCAATATTCAGGACTCTCTACTTACCTTCGTAGGGCCTACTCTTGAGTCATTGAATGCAACCAACCTTGATGGTGGTGGTACTGGTGTGGCTATTAAGAACTTCTCTCCTGTAGATACTAACAGTATTCAGTTAAGAGATAACTTAGCATTACTTAGAAGCTTCCCATTCGTATCTGCTGGATTCTTGAACTTCAATGATAACCTAGTAGATGATACTGGGCCTGCAGAATACTTTATGTTCTTTGAATATACTACTAGAACTGAGGCGTCTGATTTAGTCATGGGAACACCTAGTGGACAAGAAGTAACTTTTACTTCAGCAGGCAGCAACTTCCCTGTATTGTCTACAAGTGACTACATTAATATTCAAGGAGCTACTGACCCGAATAATAATGGAATCTGGCAGGTTACAGCTACGGTCGGCGCAACTGCCGCTACTTTCTCAGCGAGTAGAGTAGATGACGTTACCATCAGCCAAGAAACTTTCTCGGCTACTATTGATGAAAACCCAATCAACTCTCCAGATGCTATTATTGTACAGGATAACTCTAACGCGAATATTGAAGGAACTATTGGTTCCTCTCAAATTGCTTTCGACTTCGCTTACAGCTCAAATGTGCAGGGAAATAGAGCAGCGGGTACAGACGCTGCTGTTGTTATTCGTGCGATAGGATTGGATACTGCGTCATTTGTACAAACTACAGAAACTATAATTCAGTCAGCTAGTCTTAGCTTCTCTATCGTAGCAGGCCTTGAGCGTAACTACAGTGACCCAGTATAATATAGATCTGACTATATAATAAAAATAAGGATTTATAAATGAGAATATCGCTCAATGAGGTTGCCGAAATTCTCTCCCGAACAGGAGACGAAGTAATGTTTCTTGTTCAGGGAGGAGATTTAGTGGCTTATATTAACGAGGACGACATGAGTTGGGAGTTTAATCTAAATCATGTTTTGTCCCTCAAGAGGAAGTTAGATGAAGAAGTGGAAGATGATTTCATGGAATCGGAAGAATCCTAAGCTAATGGCCGGAGAAAATACTTGAAAGTAACTTTTGATGGCCTTAATCGTCTTATTACGGTAAATGGTGGTGTTACTGATCTAGACATACGGGTTGACGTCTATTCTGATTGGAAAGAGTGGTTTCAGGAATCCTCTGCAAACGCAAGATACCCTGAAGCAATAAGATCAATCGGCGGAGACCCTACTGTTTCAGGTCAGCGAGCAGGTGACATTTACTTTTTAAAGAATGGATGGAGGCTCGTAATTGACTTTACTGTTACTTTGGTAACAGGGGTACTGTTTAGCGATGATTTCCCTACCGCTTACTATAATTCCTCTCTAGATGCTCAATTCCCTCCCTCTGTAGCCTCTTTGGTTACTTCCGTAGAGGGAGGGGGAGCCAGTTCTATAACTCCAGGACAAGTAGCGGATGCGGTCTGGGATGAGCCTTTTTCAGATCACCAAACAACAACATCATTCGGGTACGTTCTAGATCAAAATAGGTTTATTCAGCAACAAGTTTATGTAAACTCGGAGAATGTATCCAATGGTACTGGGTCTCAAGAGGCTCCTTTCAATAACATTACTGATGCTATTGACTTAGCAGAACTTACAGGAAGAACACAACTGGCCCTTATTGGAGACGTTCAACTTACTCGTAGTTTAAAGAACCTTACAGTAGTAGGGGTAGGATCTCCTGAAATAGATTTAAATGGGCAAGATTGTAAAAATACCAAATTTGAAGGTTGTAAACTAGTAGGCAACTTTATAAACTCAATTTCGGCAGTTTCTTGTATTCTTAAAACTAACTGTTTCCTAAATGGTTTTTATGAGGATTGTGCCTTCGCTGGAGATTTATTTGCAGTTGCCGGAGCAGAAATATTCATGAGGAACTGTGCTTCTATTATTCCCGGTACTGATCGTCCCACTATTAGTATGAACTCAGGAAACTTTAGCTTACTTAGCATAAGAAGTTATAGTGGGGGATTAACTGTAAAAGACTGCGATAATATTGCTGATAGGGTTACAGTAGAGTTGAACTCAGGGTCTCTAACTTTTGATTCTTCTTGTACTCAAGGAGTTATGGTAGCTCGGGGCCCTGGTAAGTTTGTAGATGAAACAACAGGCGCTACAGTAATTGATGAAACAATATATACCCAAGATGCGGTCACTAAAATACTTGAGCTATGGCAAATTGCTGGCTTAGATGTTAATAATATTACAGATATTACAGATACAAGTATAACCGTAGATGGTATAACTATTACTATCTCAGAGCCTGATGCAAATACTACAAGGCTTACAAGATCATAATGAGTGCCGCGACTAGACTATCCATAGCAACCAGAGGATTCCGGGGAGGGGAAGGTACTGGTTTGGGGGCAAATAAGTATATTTGCCAAGACTCTATTTTCGATCTGGAAGTATACAGTGATATACTTATATCATTTGATGTGGTAAATAGCTCAATAGAAGAAATTACAATAGATTTACCGGCAGTGGAAGATATTGGTGTTACCCTTGAAGATATAGAAATAGAAGGAGCTTGCTAATGTCTTTTGAAGTTAGAGATTTGCCGAACCTAGTTAGGGGAGATAGATGGACTATACAGTTCATAATTACAGACCCCACAGGTGCTACAATGAACATTTCCGGAAATCAATATTGGCTTACTTTAAAATCCGATATTGACTTGCCAGACAATCAAGCAGAGGTGCAAGTTGGCCCTGTGCTTCCATCATTGGCTGCCTCCGGAGAGGTAACTATAATTGTAGAAAGCGCAGTAACGGATATATTAGATGCAAGAACGTATAATTATGATTTCCAAGAAGTAGAACAATCAGGTAATGTAAATACTTTAGTAATAGGCAAAGTAAGGGTAACTAAAGACGTAACTAGATCTGCGGATTATGACTCTAATGGTAACACGTTGGTACCTATATCTATCTCAGGTACAGCGGTGTATAGTGGGGCCACAACAACAACTAGCCCTACTGAAATATTTTTAAATGGAACTACTAATGACCAGTTAGTCCTTCAATCTGAGGGAGTTTTAAGTTTTAACGCTTTAGTAGCTGGCAAGGACTCTGTAACTTTAGAATCCTGTTCCTATATGCTTCAAGGAGCAATAGAAAAAGATTTAACAACAACAAGTATAATTGGTAGTGTAGGAAAATTCATATTGGGAGAAGAAAATGCAGCATTTGACGCTAACATATACGCTGATGATGCTTCAGATGCATTACGACTAGAAGTAACAGCAGCTACTACCAATGAGACTAGATGGACGGCTAAAATGGAATATACGGAGGTAGTGTTCTCATGAGCATAGAATTTGATTATCAGAACGATAAGATTTTAGTAAATGGTAAAGAGATTGCAAACATAGAAGGAGTTCCCGGGGGTTCTGTAACTATACAGCCTTATGGTAATATATCTTCCACAGATCTACAGTCCGTAGTAGAGGAGTTGGAGGATAAATCTTTTGTTCAGTCAGGAATACCTACCGGTACCGTTAAGCCTGGAGCAACTTGGTACGAAACGGATACTAAAACTTATTATATGTATAGAGAGGTTGGTGTAGGAGTCTATGATTGGGTACCTATAATTGTAGGGGACATATCTCCAGACTCAGATACTATAGATGCAGGTGCCTTTTAAGGCAAGCTAGGAGTAATAAATGGCTCAATTAATTAAAATCAAAAGAAGTACCGTTACGGCTGCTCCGGGGTCGCTAGAGAATGGTGAATTAGCTTATTCTGCAAACTCTAATACCTTATTTATAGGTAGACCTGGGGGCGGGGTAGGAGACATTGACGCCATTGGTGGTAAAGTCTTTGCCGATAAATTAGATCATACTAATGGTGTCTTAACTATAAATTCTGCAATCGTTACAGATGCAGCAAATAAAATAGATCAAATAAATGTAGATAATCTTAGGTTAGATGGTAATACTGTTTCTTCCACAGATGCTGGAGGGGATCTTATTCTTACCCCAGATACTACAGGCGACTTAATATTAGATGGGCAAAAATGGCCTCAAAACTCTGGATTAGCCGATGAATTTCTAAAAACAGATGCTCTTGGACAGTTATCCTGGGCGGCAATACCGTCTGGTTCCTTCACGATTTCGGATGGGACTAACAATGATGTATTTAGCACTGGAGAAACCCTAACATTCACTGGTGGCACCGGCATCACCACGTTAGTTACAGATAATGAAATAACTTTTACTAGTAGTGTAGTTAACACGGATACTGACGTTTCTGTGGCTAATCTACAAACCCGTTTAGGAGAAATTGCTACTCCCACAACTGTTGGAGCTAATACTAGTGCAGACGTTACTTTTGCTGGTAATGTTGTTTTACAAGGAGAATTACAAGGCCCAGCTACTCTGGTAATTGACCCGGCAGGTATTGGGGATAATACTGGTACCGTTGTTATTGCTGGAGACCTTACTGTTCAAGGTACTACTACTTCTGTAGACTCCAACACTGTTGAGATTGGTGATTCAATTTTATTACTTAATAAGGATGAAGCTGGAGTACCTAGTCAGAGCGCAGGTTTCGAGGTAGAGCGTGGAACTTCTGCAAATGTACAACTTCTTTGGAATGAAACTACAGATAAATTCGTAGTAACTAATGACCCAGACGGTTCGCCAACTCTTACACCACTGTTAACCGTAGCTAACTTTGAATCAGAGATTACTACTATAGACGGCGGAACATACTAATAAATACTCCTGCGTATATACGCAAGTTAAGGAGGCCACATGGCACAACTAGTTAAATTAAAGCGCTCGGCTACGCCCAGCGCTATACCTACTACTGGTCAGTTAGATTTAGGCGAACTCGCTATTAATACTAACGACGGTAAGTTATACCTCAAAAAAGACGATGGGGCCCAAAGTATTGTCGAGATAGGCCCCTTTGATATAGCCGTACAGAGTGTAGCGTCTTTATTAGATGTAAACTTCAACTCTGTAGTTCTTGACGCATCCAACGGACAAGATAAAATACTTAGTTGGGATCAAAGTTTATTGGCTTTTGTTCCCGTTGATCCCGCAGGAGTTACAGAAGTTAATGACTTAACAGCTTCTGTAACTTGGGATAATGTACCTGATGCTAATGTAACTCAAAGTTCAGTAACTCAGCACCAGGCGGCTCTTTCTATTACTGAATCCCAAATCAGTGATCTTCAATCCTACCTTCTTAATTTAACCTCTGAAAGTATAGATGATCTTTCAGATGTAAACTTTGCGGGAGTAACTTTAGATGGAGCCAACGGACAGGGCAGACTTTTAAGTTGGGATGAGACTCTTCAAGCATTTATACCTGTAATTCTTCCAGAAGTTAATGATTTAACCGCAGCAGTTACTTGGGCAAATGTTCCAGATGCTAATATCACGCAGAGTTCTGTAACTCAACACCAGACAGCCCTTTCTATTACTGAATCCCAAATCAGTGATCTTCAATCCTACCTTCTTAATTTAACCTCTGAAAGTATAGATAATCTCTCGGATGTAGATTTTAACTCTGTAGTATTAGATGGTGCCAACGGACAGGACAAAATACTTAGTTGGGATGAAACTCTACAGGCTTTTGTTCCTACTGACCAAATAAATAACGTATCTGCGGGCACTACTGACGGTGCACTACTCAGATGGGAAAGTACAGGGCCTAACTGGGAAGAAACTACTAGTATTATTATTTCAGATTCTGGGAACGTTGGAATAAACCAAGCTGTACCCGATACCGCTTTGTATGTAGTCCCTACCTCTGGAGATATAGCAGCTAGATTTGATAGTGCTGAAACTAATACCTTTATTACGTTTTCAGCTACAGGAACTACTGATCTTAATAGAAACAGAATAGGAACTACAGGGGACGACTTATACTTTTGGGCTAATGGAGTAGAATCTCTAAGATTAAAGAGTACCGGGGCTATTGAAGCCAGCGGCGAATTTTCGGCTGTTGACACTGTTCGGAGTATTAACACCGGGGGTACTCGTAGCTCTGTTCTTACTACAGGAACTACCTTTACCGAATTTGGTCATGTGTTAGACACTACTAGCGCAATGGACACGGGATTCCAGTTCTATCAAAGTACAGCTCGTATCTACATAAACGAAATCTGGGAATACACCTTTGACCCAAACGAATGGACACCGGCAGCAGGGCGCACCATTACCATGGGTTCTGCGGCTTTGCCGTGGAGTGCTGTATATGGTACTACCTTGTACGAAGGCGGAACTGCGCTATCCTCAATCTATGCCTCTCAAGCAACAACTCTTGCCGGTTACGGTATCACTGATGCTTATACCCAGGCCCAGGTTGATGCCTTGACATGGGACTTCGGTACAGATATAACGGGCAAACCAACAACTCTTTCTGGTTACGGTATCACTGATGCTTATACCCAAGCTCAGGTTAATGCTTTGACGTGGGACTTCGATACAGATATAACAGGCAAACCAACAACTCTTGCCGGTTATGGTATCACTGATGGGTTGCTCACTACCACCGACACCCTCG